GATTGCATTCTTTTTAGGTTTCATTCCAAAAAGTGCCATTATTCCATGTCCTCCTTTGCTGTTCGCAAATATTTGACTTCCTTCATATCTCGGACGGGCAATAATTGCGAGATGCAAATATTTCCCGTTCGTAATTTCCTCGTCATATGGTATTTGGTGCCATTCTCCGCCGTCCGTTGTTTCTGTCACTGTATACGCGCATGAAACTGAAAAACCGTTTTTGTCTATCGCGTTAATAGCATCTTTATCCCATACCGTAAATTCTACGTATTGCCATCCATCGTCACCCCAGTAAGGTATTCCCGTTACAAGACCTGATGCAGGATTGTGTTCCAAATCGTCGAAATTGAAACTGTTTTCTTTATCCGAATCATCATGTTTATTCGGGATGAAAATTACAGGGCAATTTCTGAACGATGCGGACATATTATCCAACGCCGTTTTATCGACAAGGACAATACCCTGATGTATGTCGTCGTAAGAGATTATTCCAGGCTGTATGAATCGGCATTTATAGCTCTTAGGTTCCATTTCCTGACAGTTTCCGCCATTATCGTTTTTTTGTCAATATACATAAATTTATCGCTTGACAAGTATTGTATTATAATGTAATATATCCATAAGGAGTAACAAGATGAATGTATAAAGGAGGCGTAAAAATGTCAGATAAACAAAATCGCCCGCGCGTACCGTGTCGTTGTTCCGAGTTGTGTCAGACGTGGAACCGCGAAGACCGAGATTGCGAAATATACGGATGGAATCATCCGGCGCCGTCACACTGTTTTTATTATCAGAAATATCTCGAAGACGAAAAGAAAAAGGAAGGTGAAAAATGTACGAAACAAAAGCTGTAGAAGTTTCAAAGGATTGTCCTGTTGATTTGCTTCCGGGAGAGTTTATGTTTATTAATGGAAATATGGAAATGATGTATTTTCATTTACCGGAATCAAAAAATCATACAAACAAAAATGTATTATTGATAGGGAGTATTGATGATTCATGGCAGATAGTGCGTAATCCTGATAATACAATAACCGTCTCACCGTCTATACGTATGTCTGATGAAAACGGTGAGTGTTGGCATGGTTTTTTACGAAATAACGTATGGGAAGAAATATAACAAATGAAATACATAGTGCAACTGTATAGAAGTCATGCAGGAAAAGTTTTTATTGAAATATGGGAAGGAAAATTGTCTACAACATCAATAATTAGATTTGCCAAAAGGTTTAACACACGGGGAAGCGCATACATTGCTATTGGAAAAATGATGAATAAACATCAAGAGTGTAATTTTAATCATGCAAAAGTGATTGAGGTAAATGAATGAATAATAGAAAAAAAATAGAAAAATTCTGCAAAGAAAACGGGATTGAGATTATTTCCATCGAGTATCTACATGCCACAGAAATGGCATATGGATCAAGTTGTGACGCTCCGTACTGGTTAATATATGGATGGTTTCAAAATAAAGAAATATGCTTCGAATCAAGTTATACAGACGATACAGTACAACAGGCTGTTGAAGAAATGCTTGTGGAAACAAAAGAGGATTTGAATAATCCTGAAAATGGTAGCAGCTTATTTACAGGAATAACAAGATGAAAATAATATCAAAATGTACGTGTGGTGCAGAATTTGTGTAGTCACGCTGTATGTATCGTCATAATATAAATCAGATATAATAATGAGGTAAAAGAATGAAAAAGTATTTATTTGTTATTTTTCTTCTATGTTCTGCATGGGCGTACGCGCAGGACATGTACGACAACGCGGAACTTGTAACCGGCTGCCCTGCATGGATCCTGCGCGGTATCGCAATGGCTGAATCAACTTGTGACCCGTCTAAAGTTGGAGACGACGGTATCAGTATCGGAATGTTCCAACTGAATGAAAAATATCATGACGAACGAGTGGGAAAGTATGGTGAATATGACGCATATAATCCTGACCAGGCGGTACTGATTGCTGGTTACATCATGGCGCATAATCTGTCCGTTTTCCGTGATTACCGTAATGCAATCGCAGCTTACAGACAGGGAGTTGCAGGAGTTATCAAAAATGGGCGTACTGACTGGTATGTTAACAGGGTAATAAAATATGGAAAGTTATACTGACCAATATAACTTATGTTCTACGGACGTTTTAGCCGTATAAGCACGGGGCGCTTATACGGACACACGCCAAGCCCCGGCGGAGGTTACTATGGCGACAAGAGAAGATGACATTCAGACGCTGTCAAAGGCGATCCTTGAAATGAACGTGCTGGATACCGGCGACTATGGCTCTGGCGCGGCCTGTCCCTTCTGTTTGAAGGGCTGTATGCGTGATGCAAAGAACGTAAGCGTAATAGATCATGAGCTTGATTGCCCTGTGCTAATTGCAAAGGACTTACTCGCCGGGGCGTAGAACAACTGCTTCAACTCGACTCGCGGGTACGCTCGCGAGTTAAGCAAATGTTAGGCTGGCAAACAACCGTGTATCGGAATTCGGTCACTACATGGATAATTTGCGGGAAGAAAAGGAGTTTTGTATGGATATAATAAAGAATATAGAAGTACCAACTGGCAATATCCTTATCGTGCAAGGGGACAAGGGAAAGATTGAATGCCTGTCTTTGGGAGATTACGGGAAATCTGTTAATCTTAATCAGCATAAAAAAGTAATACATACCGACCTATTACCGCTTTCTGAAAAATGGGTTTGCACAATCTCGACACAATACGGGTGTTCGTCTGGTTGTAAGTTTTGCGACGTGCCGAAATGTGGCGCGGGAATAAATGCAACTCTTGATGATCTAATGCAACAAGTAATGACTGTCCGCGCAATGCACGAAGAAATAAGAACATGTGAGAGATTTAACATTCATTATGCCAGAATGGGCGAGCCGACATGGAATAACGCTGTATTGGATTCTGCCGTATTACTCAAATATGCCCTACCTGATTTTCTTGTGCACCCCGTCGTTTCGACAATGATGCCCGCGAAAAATAAAAGTCTTGAGCATTTTATCTGGAAATGGTGCCAGATAAAAAACGAGTATTACGACGGCGAGGCTGGTTTACAACTATCGATCAATTCTACAAGCCAGGAAGAACGGCGCGAAATGTTTTCTGGAAACGCAATGTCCCTGTGTGATATATCGGAAATGATGAAGCGTATTGATAAGCCTAAAGGAAGAAAATATACGCTTAACTTTGCTATAGCCGGATATACAATAGATGCCGAAAGGCTTGAGGGTCTTTTTAGCCCCGATGATTTTATCTGTAAGCTGACCCCAATGCATAAAACATCCGCAGCCTTGAAAAACGGAATAGAAACCGACGGTGATTATACAGAATCGTATCCTTACGAAGAAGACGAATACAACCTGAAAAAAGCCGGATTCGACGTATTGACATTCATTGCATCGAAAGAAGAAGACGAAAGCCGTATAACGTGCGGCAACGCTGTATTGGCGGATAAGAGTTTCTAACAACTGCTTCAACTCGAACATAAGAATAAATAAATGAAAATGAATATAACGCGGACTCTGTATAAATTTTTCGACACGCTGCCGGAAACTGATATTTCAGGCTGGCAGCTGTTCGATGAAATGCATGAAATGACGGGTAAAAACACTTACCCGTCGACGCTGATTAAAATGTCACGTGATTATGCCGACATCACCGGGAGTGATTTTATTTGCATCGACAGGCAGAAATCCATATATCATTTTAAGCCATCAGGTTTCACTATTGGAAATATGCAAATCTGCGGGAAGGAATGATTAATCCAGTATCCATATTTTTTGACACCGGCAGTTGTAATCTTCCCCGGCATGAGCACGTCTGCCGGTTCTCTGGTCTACAACCGGCGGATTGTCAAAGTCTATTATTTTCCCGTTCAGGATTTTGTGAGATTCACGTACTTTTTCATCGTGGCTTGTACTCCACTTGTAACGGCGTACACCGGATTCAGACGCGCGGTTCATTGATAATTTTGAGAAAAACAGCCCTGTTTCCTGTCGTGCGAGAAAATGCGCCTTGTTCGCTGAAATGTTGAATTCTTCCTGAATCATCTGCTGCAATGAACCATCTGTACCCGTTGTCTGATAATTCTGCACCATGTCACGCAGCCGCTGTATCTGTTCGTCCTGCCAGTTTTTAATATTTATCTGCTGATTTTCCGTGTATTCCTGCCGGAGTTTTTTTTCTACGCCTGCTGATATTTCCGGCATGACACCGATTTTGTACAAATCCTGTCTGATGTCGCCCTGCATAATGCTCATGGGCAGATTGTCACCAAGAGAGAGTGTTTTAATGTTCTGCTCAATGTTCTGCGCGCACAAATCAAGAGCGGTATTCATTCTTGAGATGATTTCTTTTCGTTTTCCATCTGCATAGATTGCCGCGACAAGTACATCAGGTGACGGTCTTCCGTGCCATGTGTTTGACCGCCTGTCGTATGTCGCAAACTGCGAAAGCTCTCGGGATATTTTTGCGCTGTATTTTCCGGTGAATACACCATCCTTATACTGTATGGAACCGTCACGAATTGCAGAAATGAGATATGAATATGACACGGAATTCAGGCGCACGTCTTTCTTGTCGATTGCCTGAATAAGCGGCGCGTAAAACTGCGAATAAAAAAACTGCAACATCCGTTTTTCAATCGGACTGTAATATTCCTGTTTATTTTCCTGCATAAAAATAGTTTATCTTTTTTTACAAAATAATGCAAATAACACTTGACATTATTATAATACAATGCAATAATGTAATCATAAGGGATGCAGAAAGCATCTAAGGAGTATGAAATGACAAAGATTTACTATAGGGACGAGGGTGTTAATGTGTTGGTATGTGAGGTGATTGGGCATGTATCGCTCATATGGGATGCCATAGCGCTGGCAGACATCGACATGGACGAATGGGNTGCAAAACAGGGTTGGGATGATTACGATCCGAACTGTCTGAAAGCGGAATACACAGACTAAAGTCGAAACGGCGCTCACCGCGCCGTTTTTTATTTCATTAATTCATTTGCATCTTCATCCGATATTTTTTTTATTTTACCTGATAAATATATTGAATAATTCCCCTTACGTCCGTATACTTTTTTATTCCAATATCCAGAACCATATTTTGAAACAATTTTTTCTTTACCACTGCTTTCTTTTTTATTTTCCGGCATTTTAGAATCTTGGCTTGTTTCTTTTCCTGATAATTTATCTTTTACAGCCTGCACAAGATTATCATCAACCTGTATATTGTCCCAGTCTTTTGCTGATGGTTCTCCTCTTGCGTCTTGTGATTCACGTTTAGAAGCGACGGACATTATGGAATCCAATAATCCCCCTGCCATTGAACGGGTCATTTCTCCTTGTTCTGGCGGCCATCTATTACTTCCATGTCCAATAAGCCTGAAAGTTTCTTTTGTATTGTTAGGTATACCTTCTGGACTTTTTATTAAATCTGAATGTAAATTTTCTTTTTTAAAATAGTCAAAGATTTGAGAAGGAGCCTTTTCTAATATCTCATTATCCTTAGATTCCTCTTTATGTTTCAATTCTTTATATTCATCAACCTTTTTTTGTAAAGAATCTTTAGTTATTTCTCCATGTCCAAAATTTTGTAAATCAAATGCTATAGTATCTTTTATTTTGTTTTCTTTTTTTGACAAAGGGCGCCTTTGGCTTATTTCCGATGTTGTTTCTTTTGGTGCCGGGAGATATTTCTGCATATCTTTTGATTTGCTTTTTACAACTTTAAATTGTTTCCCTTTAAGATTTCCACCTGCACCGCCTACAACGTTACCATCACCGTCAAGCATTACGTGAGCACCTGACATAGTAACCCAGTGTTGCGCGTTAAATAATACAGCAAGCCCATTTTTATGTTTCGATTCGTGTTCTGCTCTGGTTATCTCAAACATCATTTTATTATCCTTCTGACCGCATTTGTTACGGCGTCTTTTATTCCGCCTTTTGACACCATGTATTTATTTATGCTGTTGCTCTCGGCCGGCATGACTGATTCTGATCCGTTCGGTGGTGTCGGTGTCTCATTTGCGTATGCGGCAAGTTCAGCGCTGATGATTTCCTCTTTCGCCAGTTCGTCGGCAATTGCTTTACCGTTTGTGACTATTCCTCGGTCATACAATCCATAAATGGTATTGCCGCGGGATTCTTTTATCTGCGCAGATTCAAGTTCCGGTGTTTCTTTCAGCTTCGGGAACGAGAAACGGAAGTCAGGGCAATAACCCCAGATATTATAACACGCAAGCTCAATCATGCGGCGAATATCCGGTCTCATTTTGAGCTGGATTTCCGATTCAATCATCTGGTTGTAATTGTCAAGGTCGCTTTCACCGGTAGAGAAACCGGACGCAGAAAGCCCGAACAGTTTTGTCATCGGCATACGGAGCGCAGAAGCAACACCGATACGGTTCTCTCGCTTCACGTCGGCAAGCCCTGTGAATGTCATTGTTTTTGATTCAAACTGTTCATCCTGGTCGAGTACCAGCGCGTTGACATAATTTTTCATCTGATTTGCAAGCTGGATGCGACGTGTAATTGTCTCTGTTCCGCCGGCCGTCAAAAGACGATTTGCCATGTCCTTTATGTGGTAAATGTCGATTTTTGATTCATCAAGAATCTCGTAAAGGACATCATCTGTTTTGAGATAATTATTCAAATCGCGTAGCATTCTTTCGCCTTCACTCATACCCCAGCCGCGTAACTGGCGGCGGATATAAGATGGAGCGCGTTTTCCCATGCCGATAATCAAATGTGACTTGTCTATCTTCTGCCCATTCAGATAAAAAATATCTGCGTCGGTCATGTCGTCATACGTGAGGTAATCCGGCTGTTCTGTTGACGTTGTTGATAACTGCCAGCGGTCAATGTCATAGAATTCAATCGGTGCACGATACAGCCGTTTCATGTTCAGCGGAACTGTCGGATCCTGATC